ACTTACTATCACCGACGATACAGTCACATTGGGCGATGGCGCGGCCGCAGATACGGCTTTAGTATTTGACGGTAATGCAAAAGACTTCTATGTGGCCCTGGACGATTCGGCCGATAAATTAGTAATCGGCGAAGGCTCAACCGTAGGCACCAACAATATTCTCACAATTACAGACGATACTGTGACATTAGGAGACGGCGCCGCGGTAGATACATCCATCGTATTTGATGGTAATGCACAAGACTTTTACGTTGCATTAGACGATAGCGCAGACGACTTGCTTTTAGGTGTTGGTAGCACTGTCGGTTCTAATGTTGCTCTTAGCATTGATGAAAACCAGGTCGTGACAGCGGAGACCTCTGCTAACATAAAACAGGTTGCATTAACCGACGGCACGGTGTCCTGGGATGCCAGAGCGGCCGCAAATGCATTTTTACTATTAGAAGAAAACTCAACCATATCGGCTCCTAGCAACTCCGTAGAGGGTGCAATTATTCAAATAGAAGTGGCCCAGCACGCATCATCGGGCCCATACACTTTGGCATGGAACGCTGTATTTGAGTTTCCAGGCGAAGAAACCCCAGTCCAGACAGCCACAGATGCCAAAACCGATATTTACAGTTTTCGCTATAATGGATCCAAGTGGCAATCAGTAGGTCTAAGTCAAAATTTATCGCAGAGCTAATGTTGGAAATAATTGTGGCTTGTTGGATATTATTGGGAATGATACTGCCTAACCCAGAGGACTCTTAATGGAAACTTTACAAAGAGCTATCAATAGAGGAAATGTACCTACAGGATTCGACGTTACAAATTCTTTAAAATTTGAGCCTGACAATAGCGAATATTTGCAATGGACTAATATAGATGCTTACGCTACTTCTGCTAGAAAAAAAACTTTTAGTTTCAGTGTTTGGTTTAAAATAACTGAGCTTGGGGCGCAAAGGACTATTTGGTCTACAGCCGCTAATGGCTATCTTCTTTTACAAGCCGATGGCGAGCTTAAGTGGCAACAAAGTTATAATAGCGTAGTTAAGGTTTTACAAACTAATAGAGTTCTGAGGGACACTAACGCATGGTACAACGTCATAGTCGCAGTTGACACAACACAATCAACAGAAGCAAACAGACAAAGATTGTATATAAATGGAGTCGAAGAAACCTCTTTTTCAACGGGTACTTACCCTTCGCAAAATGACGAGGCAGATAATGTATATCAAAGTTTTCATTCATTAGGTGCCTATAATGCCAGCTCAATTTTTTTCGCTGGTTATATGGCCGAGGTAGCTTTTGTTTCTGATTCACAAATTACGCCAACCGACGTAGGTGAGTTCGATGCAGATTCAGGTATTTGGAAACCTAAAAAATATAGTGGTGGAAGTGCACCTAGTTACTTTTTACAATTTAAAGACAGCTCTGACTTAGGCTCTGCAACAGGTTTAGATGCAGACACATTAAACAACATAGGAGCTACTAACCAAACTATTGACACTTGCACGAACAACTTTTGCACTTTCAACATATTAGTTGACACTGACAATAAACCAACGATTAGTGAGGGTGCTATGAAAGTCATCGGGCAAGGCACCAGCAATTGGGGCAATGCCTATGGCAGTATGGGCGTGCAAAGAGGTAAATGGTATTACGAGTACAAAGTAGATAATACGGACATAGGAGGGCATGGATGGAGTACCTTTCCAGACACAAGTGACGATGCTACCTCCGCGCAATTTTTGTTCGATCAATCCGCTGTTTTACAAGGCTCTGGTACGCATTATTATCAAAGAATCAATGGCACACAAATATCTAATGAATCTACAGGTTTTGGCACCTCTGCCGTCAACGACATATTTGGTGTATTTTTAAACGCCGACGACCAAGAAATAACTTGGGCCAAAAATGGCTCAGTTTTAAGTGGCTCATTATCTCAACCCATAAGTTTAAATGCCGCATTTAGTGGACATTTTATTTTTCCATGTAATGTCCAATTTGAGAACGATGGCGGTCAATATAATTTTGGTGCTTATACTTTAATAAGCAACACTAGATCTTTTAGTGATGCCGACGGGCAAGGCAAATTTGTTTATTCACCAGTTTTAAGTGGTGTAAATTATTTTGCTCTCTGCTCGAAAAATTTAGCGGAGTACGGATAATGGCTTATACAACAATAGACGATCCAACAGCACATTTTCAAATTGCCACTTGGTCAGGTAGTGGTGGTTCACAATCTATAACTTTTGATGGTAATTCAGATATGCAACCCGATTGGGTTTGGACAAAACCAAGAGGAATAGCTTTTAATCATGCTCTTATGGATTCTTCGAGAGGGGTTGGTTCATCAGGTAAATTATTAGGGTCTAATCTCAACAGCACTGAATCTGATATTAACGATTATGTAATGACATTAGATTCAGATGGATTTGCTGTGGGTTCAGGTGATGCAGGTTTTAATGCATCCAATGACACTTATGTTAGTTGGTGTTGGAAAGCTAATGGCGGAACAACTAGCACAAATTCAGATGGTGACATATCTGTTACTATTCAAGTAAACTCAACTGCTGGATTTAGTATTATTACAGACTCACCTGGAAATAACACAGCAAGAACAATAGGTCATGGATTGGGTGCAAAACCTGATTGGATTATTAGAAGAGCAAGAAATAGAACCGAAGATTGGGCGGTTTATCATAGTGCTTTTGAGTCAACTTTACCTGGGGGATTCCTAGGATTAAATACAACTGCCGCATATAATGATAGTGCTACTACTATATTTACATCGGTTGCAAACACTACCTTTGGAGTAGGCACTGATTTTAGTGTAAATGGAGGTTTTAATTACATAACTTACGCTTTTAAGGAAGTTCAAGGTTTTAGCAAGTTTGGAAAATATGTAGGGGGTGGCAGTATTCGTCCATTTGTTTACACAGGTTTTGCACCAGCTTGGGTTATGATTAAAGATGCAAGTCAAGCAACAAACTGGGAAATGTATGATGTAAAAAGAAATCCTTTTAATGTTAGGAACTTAAAATTAGGAGCAAATTTAAACGCTGTTGAGAATGGTTCTGATTTAGGAAATACATCACAAAATAATATAGATATACTTTCTAATGGGTTCAAACTAAAAACAGGCAGTACAGATACAAATGTTAGTGGTGATACATATGTCTATATGGCCTTTGCGGAGAACCCTCTAGTAAGTTCAAAAGGTGTGTCAGCAACAGCTAGGTAAAATAATTAATTTGAGGTAATATAAAATCATGTGGGCATTAGTAGAAGATAGCAAAATAAGTAAGGTTTATAATAAACCTAAACAATTAACCATAGGGGATATTAAATACCCCAGAAATATACATAACCTTTGGTCAGAGGCACAGCTAAAAGCTATAGGTGTTTATATAGTAATAATAGATAACACTAATTATAAAAATCCTGAATATTATATTAATACCAAGCAAGAATTTAAGTTTGCAAGCAATAAGGTAACTGCAAGTTATGGAAATGCAACAGCAAAAGATTTAGATACATTAAAAACAAACCATTGTGAAACAATAGATAATCAGGCTTATGACTTATTACAGCCTAATGACTGGATGGTGGTTAGAAATGCAGAAAGTTCTAAACCTATACCCTCAGACTGGACTACTTTTAGAACTGGTGTTAGAACAACTGCCGCTGACATGAAAACAAAAATAAATGCCGTAAGCGATGTTGACGCGTTAGCGGCATTGTATGTCTACAACGACCAAACCCCACCAACAAGGCCTCTTGGGGAGTGGCCCACAAAACCAAGTTAAAACTAGGAGTAAAAAATGGAAATGATAGTAAATTTAGTGACATGGGTGACAATTATAGTAACCGTGGCCTCTCTAATTGCCGCCTCAACGCCCACACCAAAAGACGATGCCTGGATTGGTAAACTTTACAAATTGGTAGATTGGGCCGCTTTAAACATAGGCCGCGCAAAGGAGAAGTAGCATGAGCTGGTGGACTAAGGTAGTGGATTTTATAACAGGAACAGAAAAAGTAGTAGTTAGGTCCAGAAATAAAAAAGGTAGATATGTCGCCGATGATGAATCTACTCCAGATGTGAATGAGGCCTACACAACAAAAAGGGTCAAAAAAACTAAAAAGGCAAAATAAATGATAACAGTAAAAGATGCTCTCAATGCTATAGAGTCGCATGAACGCGAGTGTAGAGCCTTGTATAAGAGCATAGATGCACGACTTGAGGCAGGTTCTAAAAGGTTTGATAAGTTAGAAACCATGCTTTGGGCCGTCTATCCTTTTATTGTTGGCGCCGTAGTATTAACTAAATTTATATGAACGAACAAAATAGATTTAGCGGTGACATGGACAGAAATGAGGTCGAAATGGACCTTAACAAATTCATGGATATGATTCGTGAGATATCTGATTTAAAAGATAAAATTAGAGACCTGGAATCAGACTCTAAAGTAAACCCACACCAAAAATGGATTCACCTTGCAAGAGCAGTAGACTCTTGGAGAATTTTTCCTCGCGTGTTTTTAAGCGTTTATATTTTTTTACTTTATTATTCAACCATGTGGTTTATGGGTTTAGAGGATCCCAGCCTAGAGCAATCTGGACTAATATCAATAATAGTTGGTGCTGGGGCGGCATGGTTCGGTCTTTATGCTGGGACCTCAAATTCGTCTAAGGGTTTTAAAGGCGAAGATTAATGGACCAAGCGTTCAGCTTGATCTCAGACGTTGGTGTTCCGATAGCCAGCGGCCTAATAATGGGTTACTTTATTTTTTTAATTATGAAACAGCTTATGTCTGGCCTTGTTAATGATATAAAGGGTGTTGAGTCTATTACTAAAATGCTTATTACCAGGGCCTCCATAATGAACAACGACATGATAAGAATAGATACCAGCGTTTCCTCTGCTTTAGATTTAAGTCCAGACCTTACACGAATCGCAAGAGCAGAAAACTTTGTAGAAGATGGAAAAATTGATGCCAGGAGAGATTGATGGATATTGTCGCCCTGGTCGAAGAGTTTGGTTTCACAACAGTTATGGTCGTTGGCCTAGGTTACTTTGTTTACTATGTCTGGGTAACAATAACTAAAACAATAGACCCAGCTGTTGGCGAAATGAAGAAAACCATAATAAGATTAACAGACCAATTACGTTTATTGGACCAAGATATGATTAGGTTGCAACAAAAAATTAATACAGTTTTAGAGCTAAAAGAAGAAAATAAACTAAAGGATGATTGATTTAATTTTAATTATTTGCGGCTTGTTAATACTAATATCATTATTTCAAGACCCACCGTATTTATGAGTAAAGTTTTTATAGGAATCATATTAGTTTTGGGCCTAGGCTTATATTTTTTATGGAGCGAAAATGCAAGGCTATCACAATTAAATCAAGCCTTTGAGATTAGAAATCAAGAACAGCTCGCCACCATAGAAACTATGCAAAACGACTTCAAAGTACAATCCGAGGGTCTTTTGGCCCTGCAATCAAAAAACCAAGAAATTCAAGCCGAAATGAATCGGTATCTGGACATTTTCAAAAGACACGATTTAACTAAATTAGCCGCGGCAAAGCCTGGTCTAATAGAACCGAGAGTAAATAATGGAACTAAAAAAGTTTTTGAAAGCATCGAAGAGGACAGTCGCAATATTGATAGCCTCGACAATGGCTTACAGTTGCAGTCTAATCCCTAGTTTGCAACAAGTAGAGGTCGTTTCTAAGCCGATTGAGCGAACCTTTATACAACCCGTCATGCCCCGAGAAATTGACCTAAAAGAACCCTACTGGTATGTTGTATCTGAAAAAAATATAGATGAGTTTCTTACCAGGATTGAAAAAGACCAGGGCAACGTTGTTTTTTTTGCTATGTCGGTTCCAGATTACGAATTGATGGCATACAACATGCAAGAATTAAAAAGGTATATTAATGAATTAAAAGAGGTTGTAGTTTATTATAAAAAGGTGACAACAACGGATAATAATAAAGATGAGTAACGGACCAGACGCCTTTGTTTATCAGGCCGAGTTAGATCGAATAATTGACGGTGATACCTTGGATTGCATTTTAGACCTTGGTTTTGATGTCAAGCTACACAAACAAAGAGTCCGCCTTCACGGTATAGATACACCCGAAAGCAGGACAAGAGATTTAGCAGAAAAAAAACTAGGACTTGCGGCTAAAAAAAGACTTGGTGAATTATGCCAAGGAAAATTTAGGGTAAAATCACTCGGCAAAGGAAAATATGGCAGAATACTTGGCATACCTTATACAGAAGATGGCGAGGATATTTGTCAAATACTTATCAAAGAAGGCCATGCCGTTGAATATTCGGGTGGCAAAAAAACCAAAGTGTGGGGGGATTATTAACATGCACATATCAGAAGAAGGTAAATCATTAATCAAGAAATTTGAAGGATGTAAGCTAGAGGCTTATTTAGACGCCGTAGACGTGCCTACAATAGCTTACGGCCGAACCAAAGGTGTAAGACTGGGCGACGAGTGTACGCAAGAACAAGCAGACGCCTGGCTAGAAGAAGAGTTAGAAGAATACGGTGGTTATGTAAACGATGCTGTAAAAGTGCCATTGACACAAAATCAATTTGATGCGCTGGTTGCATGGACATACAATTTAGGGCCTACAAACTTAAATAAAAGTTCGATGTTAGTTGAAATAAATAACGAAAATTGGGATGAAGTGCCAGCACAAATGCGGCGCTGGAATAAAGCTGGTGGACAAGTTTTGGAAGGATTAGAGCGCAGAAGGCTTGCCGAATCAATGTTATTTGAAGGCAATTCCGCCTGGCATGAGGTATAACAGAAAACAAAATTACTTTATACTTTCCTTAGACGCATGAGCGTTTAGGGTTAGGTGATTACTATGTCACTACCTAATTACCTGGCCCGCCTTTATAAATATGAGTGATGTTTCCCTAAAAGATTTTGATATATTGTCTGAGCAAGACAAAGCCGAGGCTGTAGCACTTTTAAATAGATACGAACAGCTAGATAAGCAGGATGCTTGTCAAAAAGATTTTATTGGTTTTGTAAAACACATGTGGCCAGAATTTATCGAAGGTCGTCACCATAAAATAATAGCTGATAAGTTTAATAAGATTGCAGACGGTAAATTAAAAAGACTCATAGTATGTTTACCACCGAGGCACTCTAAATCAGAGTTTGCCTCTACCTTTTTTCCTGCTTGGATGATGGGCCGTAGAGGTAATCTTAAAATAATACAAACAACTCACACAGCTGAATTAGCGGTAAGGTTTGGCCGTAAAGTAAGAAATATTATAGACAGCGAAGAGTATCAGCATATTTTCCCAGACACCAAACTCCAGGCCGATAACAAATCAGCTGGTAGGTGGACAAGCAATCAAGATGGTGAATTCTTTGCCGCAGGTGTCGGTGGTGCGATTACAGGACGTGGTGCTGACTTATTAGTTATTGATGACCCGCACTCTGAACAAGATGCGCTTTCACCAAAAGCGCTAGAAAGTGCCTATGAATGGTACACCTCTGGACCTAGGCAACGTTTACAACCAGGCGGCATTATAGTGAT